TATGTTGTTCAATTACTGTGAATGGCTGGAATCGGGTGTTAATAAACTGTTCTATTTCTTCTTCCATATATTCCAGAAGTTCAGACATATCTGCATCTGTAATAAACTTGGTTGTAATACCACATGCCGTCCTGACACTTTCTATGGTAACGTAGCGTAGGCTCAAAAAATCACTTCTTCATTTTTGTTTCTATTTTTTTGTATCCTATTTTTGCCTTGAAAGCCTTTGGTGTTTCTACCTTAGGCTTGTTGTCTATCTTAGGCTCTTCAACTTTCGGCTCTTCTACTTTCTTTATTACAAATTTATTTAAGCCAGCCTTTATGTAATTTATCTCATATTCATCAAGCAATTCAACAACTGCGTCTGGTTTGATTGTAGTCCAACCGCGTATCCCGCGTATCGTTGTCTTAATTACTTTTATTGGTTTTTCTGTTTTGTTTACGAATTTCACGTCAATCACCTCACGTTTCAAGATGGATAATCGTTCCTGTGAACGTTGCTCCTTCTCTTGTAATCTTAATATTTTGTATTGCTTCTGTGGTAGAATTAAGTGTGTCTATTTCAGCAACTAATGCTGCTGCAACTGCTGACACATTTGCTAATCTTCCTGTTGAAAAACTTATTTTGTCGTAGTCAGTCATCTAAATCACTCATCATAAATTATTACACCAAAGAAGTTCGCTCCTTCTCTAATAATATCTGTGTAATAAAACGTCTTTGTGTCTGTGATAGCATCAATCAATACAACCAATGCTTCCGCTGCTGCTGTAGCACTCGGTTGTGCTGTCGTTGTTCCTGAAGTAACATTATATAATGCCATACTTATTCCTCCTGTTCTTGTTTCCTAAAAAAATAAAGGAAAAGGACACTTTCGTGCCCTATTAAATTTATGTCCTGTTAATATGTCCTGATTGATAGTTGTTATCGCCTACTGCAACTTCTTGATAGTTATCAGCCATCAACACAGTTGTTGGAACAAATTCATCACCTGCTGCTCCGAATGTTCTACCAGTGCAAGCAAACCTATTTCCTACCAGCACCCCAGTACAACCAGTCAAAGACAACATCTTATCGTTTGTTCCAAGAGTTGGAACTGCAGTGAAATCATTGTTTCTAATGATTACTCCGTTAATTCCATCACCTGCGCCTGAAAGGAACAGATTACAGTCGGTGTTTGCCGCTGGACCACTAAATACGTTGTTTTCAATTACAACATCCTGTGGTTGAGTATTTGAAGTTCCCTTCAAAACAACATCTGCTACATTCTTATAAAATCTGTTACCTGAAATAAGAACCTGCCAAGCGTTTCCTTCACCACTCCACATGATTGCTCCGCCAGTTACTGCACTTGTAGCACTTGAACCTCTACAATTTTTAAAGTGACAACCTGCAATAGTTGTTCCAAACGCTGTCTTAGTTGAATAGTCATCATCAAGTAAGATTCCTCCACCTGTTGAACTTGCTCCATTAAAGCCCATATTTGCAATCAAACAACCTGCAGCTCTAATTGTCAATAGTGCTGTTGAACCAGAACCTTTCTTTACTTGGGGCAATCCACCTTGTGACCTTCCTCTGCTTACTCCAATTATTGACAAACCCATTGCCGCTACTGGAATTATCAGATTTTCTGCGTAACTCGTTGGGTCTCCTGTTAAGTCTGTTATTAGCTTAGGTGCAACATAAATAACATCATCTGCTCCTGCTAAATCAATAGCTCCTTGAATTGTACTAATTGCTCGAGTCCAACTCTTTGCATCGTTTGCAGCCTTTCCGTTGGTTCCATCAACATACCAACATTTTCCGGGTACGTTTGCGCCACTAACTCCAGCATTCATTGTAACATGCTGGTCCCAAATATATGGACCACGTGAATAAGGCGGAACTGCTGTTCCTCCTGATGTATGTCTTAATCCTTCCATTCAAATCCCTCCAAAGATTTTTAGAACTCGGGTCTTTAAACCCGAGCCCTTTTATGTATTCACAAATTTACTAATGCCATTCCTTTAACAACTCCACTATCTGTAGTGAAGATAATATCTCCACCTGCTGTGTAAGCTGTTGCTGGTTCTGGCACAAGCGTAGTTGCGATAACAGCACTAATCCAATCAACTGAGGAATAGTCGCTGAAATCTGCTGCCTCATCTGTGTCAAGCGTGACGCTGAAATAAATTAACGTCTTGCCTAACTGAGGTACCAATTTCGTTACTGTTATAGCAGAACCTGTCATATCAAATCCTCCTAAAAGTTCACCAATGCTACGCCCTTACAGACATTTGATGTATTAGTGAATGTTATGTCTCCTGCCGCAGTGTAAGCTGTAGCGGGTTCTTTTGCCAAAGTCGTTACATCAACTACATCAATCCAATCAACTGAAGTGTAGTCGCTGAAATCTGCCTTAGCACTACCATCGAGTGTCACAGTGAAGTAAATCAAAGACTTACCCATCTGTGGCACTACTTTTGTTACCGTTATACTCGAACCTGTCATATCAATCACCTTCCTATGCGATATTATCTACGAATGAATTAAACTGAGGTGCTCGTACCAACAGTGCTTCATAGATTTTTAACATAAACTTCTGAGAGTCATTTGTTTTTGCTAACTCTTCATAGGTCATGTCCTGTAGCACTCTCATCTCGATATATTCCATATCAAGCATGAACAATTGCTTTGCTCCGCCAGTTGTATCAAGATACTGACTTGGAACTACTGGAATTGGTCCTACCATAGTTTCCATTACAACGCTAACTGGTACTCCGAATCCTGCTGTGCCTGTCATGTCGTTTGGACTGTATCTAAAGTGGTCAACCATTAGTTTCCTAACATCTCTGAGTGTCGCTGCGTCACAACCTGCTATACTTGGTCTTCCGCTGTCTGTGTAAGCATACTGGCCAATTTCCTCAATATCATCCCAGTCAAGTGCTGTGTCTGACTTATCAAGTTGGTTGGTTGTATCTTGTAGCTTCACAATTCCGCTAAACTCTGTTGCTGTGGTTGTAGCATCTCCGCCCCAAAGCAGATTTTCTTCGAGTTCTCTAAGTGCTTGAGCTCTTTTGAGAACTTCGTACTGTTTTGCATTTGGTGCGCTTGGGCTATTGAATGTCGCTGTGTTTGTGCCTGTTCCTGAAGGCTGAAGTCCTTGAACCATATATGCTGGCATTGCTGCTTGCATCTGTCCTGTGACTCTTCCTACGCTGTAAAGATACTTAATGCTTGTTGAACTTCTGGCTTCTGTATCTGTTACATCGCTCAGGGCTGCATCTTCTGCTGCGGCTACTGCACTTGCTTTTGTTGAAATGTAATTAAAGTCTGCTTCTTTACCAAGATTTGTCACTCTGGGAGTGAGTTCTATCCACGGTGTGTACTTCCTTGTCCTATCTACAATTCTTGAATCAACAAAAACTGGAATTAGGGCATTTCCTGCTGTACCTGCTCCGCCTGCGGTTGTTATAAGAGCCTTCAATTCTGCTTCCGCGTTAGCCATTCCTATGTCTAACTGCGATTTAAAATCAGGTCTCATATCAACGTCATTAAAAGCGTTCTGATAAACAGTTTTGTCTGGCAATAAGCCAAACGAATGATTATAAGGTCCATTTATTGAACCATTAAGATTTAATGTTGCTGTTCCTGTTCCATACATCTAACGTCCTCCTATCGAATTTTATCCAATGGGCCTTTGGATTTTTCTTCTACTACAGCTGCTTCTGCATCTGCGGCATCTCCTGCCCTGCCTTTAACTATTGGCGCACTAAGAGCCTTTTCCAACACAATTGCTTTTGCTTCAAGAGCTTCTACTCTTTCTTCAACTTTTGGTGTGTCTTTTTTGGTTCCTTCGCCTTCTTCATCTTTCTTTTCTGCCTTTGCTTTCAAGTCTGCTATTTCTTTCTTCAAAGCCTTAACTTCTCCTTCGAGAGCTTTGGCTTCGGCATTTGCTTCAGGTTTCGGGTCAGTTGACTCTCCACCTTTGTCATCTTCAGCTGGTGCATCAACCTTATCAGGTCCTGCTACCTCGCTACTCTTTTTTTCAGAATCTTTCATATTTAAACCTCCAAAAGAATCATTCATTGCTTTAAGCATAATATCAGTAAATCCCGCGCCGGGATTTATTGGGTTTCCTGTGTATGCAACATTCAGAAGATTTA